CTATACAAGAAGTAGAACCACAACAAGTAATTAGTAGATTCAATGTAAGAAAAAGAGGAAGACCATTAGGTAGTTAAAATGAACAATAATATTGAATTTAGAAAACCTTTTGCAACTTCATTCAAAGCTGCATTAGGTTACTTGTTTGCAAAATTACTATTTACTATTGTTGTGTTTTTAGTAATATTTTTTGTTATAACATTAATTAACAAAGATGTTGGATTAGGAATATTAAAAATGATAGGTTAAAATGTTAGAATACGAACAATTGCATGCAAATTTAGTAGGACTACCGCCAGAAAAAGAATATAACTATTTTAGTATTAAATATGGAAAATTTCCTATTGGAACAAAAGAGCCATACAATCATTATGGAGACCAAAAACAAATAAAAAAATGACTGTAATCCAATCAGGCAAGAGGCTATACTTAAACTAGCCCCAATCTACTTTCATAAAAATTATACTAAAAAGCCCCGGTTTTACGGAGCATTTTAGGAGGACATAGAGGTGAATGTCTGTTGGCGGTTATTACCCCACCATCCAACTGGGGTATTGTTGTTTACCAAGGTAGGATACCGCCGGCTTTCTCTGATCTAGGATGATCGACTTTCCAGTTTAAGTGTTTGAGTTTATCCAAATAGCGCAAAAGTAGGGTTAGGCTTGTTGTAAATAGCATTCGGGCGGGAATGGTATAGACGAACACCCAAACATTCACCACAAGGCTCTCCGGTACTCTAATTGCTTGGTTTAAGAGTTGGACAACAATATCGGATGTCACTAAAAATACTACCCATCGACCAACCTCTTTGATCGATTCCCATTGAGACTCACTAAATTTACTTTTTATCCAATCTAACATTTCTCTAATTCTTTCCATAATTTGTTTTTTCTTAATTACTAACGATGAAGCGATCAGTGACAAAGTTTGTTTCTTTTTTATAGCTACCCACATCAAACTCAACAATGCCATTATAGTAGTAACTCCCTTCCGGGATGTCACACGGCAACCAGTAATTTGAATAAATGGTTTTGGTCCCCGGTTCTAAGACTAAATCCTTGGTGAATCTTTGGACCTCCGTTTCAGAGTCGGTATTAGTCAATACTAATTCAATAGTCGCCTTGGCCGAAGTGTTGATGGCCGCACTTCTTTCAAACTTCAAAACTACCGTATCGCAAGAGGTATAGACTGGTCGATCAACCGGGACCGGGTTTTTAATACTATAGTAAATAGTTTTATCAAAGAACTGAAAATAAACATCCGGTACCAGTTTACCTAGTCCCACAAAGAGAAAAGCAAACAATAAAACTGACAATAATCTTTCCCCTAAACTTCTATTTGTCATTTGGTGTATCCTCCTTCTTTTTCAAAAAGGGAATTGACCCTTTATAAAAATATCCCACCAAACCACCCATTAACGCATCAAGTGCCGGTGAGACAACAATTTGAGTATTGATGAGAGAAACTAATCTGGTAAATGTCCAAATTATTGTCACGGCCAGTAGTACAATATCATTGCTCGCGACATCTTTATTCTTGCGATGAAGTATGTAACTAAGTACAATTCCGGAGATAAGACCGGCAAAATATGCTGATATCATCTCTAAAAATGTAAGTAGGTTTGCGCTCATAGTTGACAAAGACGGGATATCTGTAATAAACGATCCTTAAGACCTTGGCACTCCCTCTCCTTATCTGCCATTTCAACCCTAATTTTGATTAACTCCTGTGCTTCGGGACTTGTTTGGGATGTCGGTGCCTTCCATTCAATACCCAAATAACTGACTATTCCCCTCGCCACACCTTTTGCGATGTTATATAGGCCACTATCAGATGATAGTATTTTCCGATCAATTTCGCTATTTATAAACCCACACTCAATCAAACAAGCAAGGGGTTTTGTATCATGTATAAAGCCAAGTCTCCCCCAAATATTAGCACTCTTCTCATCCTTAACACCCCTGGTCTTACCCATCCTGGACTCGACTGCTATAGCATCTATAATAAATTGAGCAAATTTTTTACTCTCTTCCGATCCTCGGTAATACCAACCCTCTAAACCAAAACCACTTTCCGGTACTTTTGAAGAGTTGATATGAATTTCTGAACAAATATTTATTCCATCTGCGCGGGCATTGATCCATTTAATTGTTTGGACCAAACTCAATTCTTTTGGGGGGTTCAATACTCCAACTCCGTGATTCCGAATAATGGGACTGGCTAAGTCAACAATCTTTTCAACGATATCCCTTTCAACTAATCCATTATAAGTCGATCCCGGATCAGTAGAGGAATGGCCGGCGGACAATGCTATCGTTTTCATAATTTAATCTTACGGTAACATCTAATAATTTACAACTTATCATAGGTGGTTTTAATTCCCAGTTTAAGTCGTAATTCTTTGGTCAAATTGCGCGATACATTGTCTACATACTTCTGTCCTCTTGGACCCAAGCCAGAAGGAGTGTCGCCTTTATTGTTTGCTCCACCCCGACCGACATTGTGAGCTGCTATGGCTCTGTTTATGTCGCCATCAAAATGTTTCAAATTACTAGCAAACTCTTTCCCCAACCAATTAATTGCAAACTCCGGATCATCAGCCTGCCCATCTGTCACATCCGGATGCGCCTTACTATTTATTTGAGCAATCCCTCGATCGATCCCGGTCTCTTTCGTACCATTTCTAGCATCGGTCTTATAGCCGCTCTCTTGCCACAACATTGCTGATATCAACTCTGGCCTCATACTATGTTTTTTACTGGTATTGATTACCTGTTTGCCTATCTCCCCTTCTGGTTTCTTTTGGGATAAACCAATGTAGGTATCTGCTTGCTCATTTTCCGGTGTTGGTGTCAATACCTGCTCTTTTCGAGCCGGTTGCTTAAACTCACCAAGCTCCTTGCCGGTCAATCTTTTCTCGGTCTTAGCATTAATATTTTGTTTGTACCACTCCGGATAGTTGGACCTTAAATACTTCATTGATTCTTCGTTCCTAACTTTCTGCTCGGCTTCATATTTCTTACGGTCTTCGCCTTTCTTAAACTCCTCCTCGGCACTCACTGTCTTACCGGACATAAACTGACCCACATTATCTAAAAACTTCTGCCAACCGGTTCTCATGTCGAGATTCCATACTGTTTTATTTTGCGTTCCTTCTATACCCTCAGCGGCATAGGCCTCTTTGACTATTTTGAAATTCAGTAATCCCTTTTTTTCTTCTTTTACTTCCTTGGTTTTTTCCAAATACTTATTCATCACATCATTGGTAATGATCTTGTTAGAAGCGGCAGTAGTAAGTAGGTTGTAAAAATCTTCTCCGGTCATTTCTTTTTGATATCGAGCTAACATCTCGGCCTTGGCTTCATTAGTATTGGCGTAAATTAAGCTATCTAAAAACACATTTTTACCTTCCAGTTTTTGGACCTCGTACTTCTTCATCAAATTAGCCACTTCCTGCACATCATCTTTATTGTTGGTATCCAGCTTATGGCCCAATACATTTTCAATATCAGTTAAGTTAGGAGCGCGATTGTTTTTAACTGCGCCGTCAATTGCCTCATTCCTTCTCATTGTCTTTTGAGCGTTTTTCTGTTCGATCTCGGCCTTGATCTTTTGATCGATCTCGGTTTGTCCATAGTTAGACACTCTGACAAAACGACCCAATAGATTAGATAACACGGGTAAGTTGAGCATCTTCTCCATTGCCCCTTCGTTGCCATCTGCTCGATATGCCGGAATGACGATACTGGCTCCTTGATTGTTGAGTAGCCATTGAAGCATCTTTGGCCACGAATATTTGAAGCCAGCTTTGTATTCATTATCGGTTAAGACATTTCTATTTCTAAAACTATCCCAAGGGTTCTTCCCAGAGAGGTAGGTGGACAAGGCTTGAGCGCCGGTGATTGACGGAGTAAGGTTTGGTAGTTGTCCGGACCACAAACTGAAAATATCAGATAAATTGTCAAGCAGGGTTTGTTTATCGCCCCCCTTAAGGGCATTGGCCAACTTCCAGAGCATTGCCCCTTGGAACCGTCCTGTCTCGTCGGCCGGTATTCTGACATAAATTGTTTTGCCATTTTCATCAGTTCCGATTGGCACAATCGTATAATTGGCTTTGTCGTATTCGGAGACTGAATCAAGTTGCTTTTTATACAAGACCCCAAGCAGACCCATTGTCCCGGCAATTTGCATTAACTTTGGCATTAATCCTAGTATTGACTTAAACCACCACGCACCCCTAGTCTTTGGTCTAGTGGCCATATTGATGTCACCTTTGATACCCTCTTTGGCGGCATTAGAGAATAGGAAAACATTATTAGTAATTGGGGTAGCAGTACCATTAGTTAAAAAGTCCGGTGAACCAATATAATTTCGAACATAATGAGCTAATTCTTTTTCACCGATTTCACCCTTAAGTATTCTATATCCGGCTATTTTGGGTAATGCTTCAATGAAATTACCCACTACTTCAATTCCATCGAACAATTTAATGACCGGCTTCAAAACAGTTTTTAATGCCGATCTACCTTCTTTACCAGGGACCACTCCAATTCTTCTTAAAACTCTAGTTACCTCTTCTTCTCCGGGATCGGGGGTACCGTAAAGATCATTTCTATTTAACCCAAAAATCTCATTAGTTTCCATCTCTCGGACGATATCATTCTCGCTTCCTACTGCCTTAGCCCATGCCGCGGGTACTGACTTAATATAACTATTAACCAATTTGGGATATGACAATAAGGATTGGCCAACCGTCTTATCTGGCATGTTACGCCATGTTCTCTGAAAGTCTTTTTGAAAGTTGAATAGTTGAAAACCTAAATTTAGGGAAGTAAATAATGGACGGTATATTCTGGTTTGAGTCAATACTTTAGTAATCGTTCCCAGCTTCCTTAAATTTGGTTCATCAATGTGATTGAGAATCGTAGACACCTCTTTGTCAACATAAAATGCACGAATTTTACCAACAATAATTACCTTAACTAAACCTAAATCTTTATTTCTTGATTCTATTGGTACTTTTGTTTTACCATTCCAAATCATTTTGGCATCCTCCAATTCCCCAAGGTCTTTCAAAAACTTCAAATTGACCTTCTTAGACTTGTTGTACCGCATGGCCCGAAGTGTCGTCACCATCTTCATCAAAGAAGTAGTGGCCGGGTTGGCAATATCTTTTAGGGTACCTTTTTGTTGATGGACTGCCGAAGTAATTTTTTGATCGATATAATCCAAGACTTGAAAAGTGGCATAAGATTTATTGGCTTTCATCTGTTCTAGCATTTCCGGTCGGTAAAAACCCTCCTTCTCAGCTTGGTTCACTAAGGCTTGCATCCCTTTTCTAAACATCTCTTTGGCTTCCTGTAGTTTTTGCCAATCTTCCGGATTGGTGTGTTTTTCCATCTCGTCTAATGTCCACTTAGCCGTCTTTGGATCATAACCGCCGGGATTAGCGAGTTCACCGCGCTCAAACATGGCTCTTTCAAGTTGAAGAATCTTACCCAGATCAGACCATCCATTAATAACCTCATTAGCTTTAGTAACCACCGGTTGAAAATTATCATGAACAAACTCTTTAATTGCTCCCTCCATATAATTAAGTCCGGCCAGATCATAAATGGGGTTAAATTCTGACTCGATATTTTTACCACTTTTAATTGCCTCTATTACTTTCTTATTAATTGCATAGTTTTTATCGTTGAACAGAGTATTTAACATTCCAATTACATTGATCTTATTATTTTTCTTTTCTATCTCTTGAGCCAACCATCCCTCTTCCCCAGTTTTATAACTCTTCTCTAGCGCTTTATATCTCTCTTGGAATATTTGTTCATCACCGGCATTGAGTAGATTTTGAAGATCAAAAAAGTTGTCTCTAATTTCTGGTTTGTTATCCATCCAATTAAAAAATCCTCGATAAAACTCTGGTGCTTTTTCTTTCAGTAAGGCCGGGTCATTGAAGAGGACCGATATAGCATCGGCATATAATTCTTTACCAGAGAAACGATATTTGGTATAACCAGGATCAAGACCGGGATTAAATGGCTTCCAAAGTTGAGTAAGTGCTTTTAGTTCAGTAGTAATTTCTTCAATGGCAAATAGTCCCCGACTTTTGATTTCTTCTCTGACCAATTCCTGATACTTTTTCTTGATATCGGCAGGGGCGTTCTTCATCACCTCAATTAGTTTCTTCTCTTTGGTAATGATGCTGAAATTAGCCCACTCCGGCAACACACCCTTAATTGCTCCTTTCACTATTTCTACTTTTTCTTTTTCACCAAGCAATTTAATATATTCCATCAGTCCCGGCATGGTCTCTCCGGCCATCGTGTCATTCCAAATAGCCATGATTTCTGACGGTGTTGCCTTTTTCTCACCAATAATTACTTCAACCTCTTCTAATTGTGGCTTTGATAGTGACTGCTTTGCCTCGCTTCTTAGCCTCGATCGATCTTGCGGTGTCAATATACCAGCTTCGGCAGTAGGTGATTCCGGTAGCATGTGTTTTAGATATCTTCGCATAGAGGCGATCCGGCCAAGGATATTCCCCCGACTCATGGTTTTTTCCGGAAAATAATCAGTTAAATGTCCAAATTCATGAGCGAAAACTTTAACAGCAATAGTTGGATTCTTAAATATTTCCCTATTTAGAGTAATCCCACCGGCTCGATGGACACCTAGATAAGATCGAAGCGCTTTAAGGACCGGCACCTTATTAGTCAAGGTTCGATACATCCTTAACAACTCTGGAAATTCAACCGCCTTGATTCCTTCAAGCTCTTTCATTCTCGATTTCACATCAGCATATCCGCCTACATCAGCTTCCGGATAATATCTTGGATATGTCTCTCTGGCGGTTGGAACCGACATGGCGATATCTATAGCTTCACTGGCGGATAATTCCAGATTGTTTTCAATTCGCCTAACCGTTTCTAGTAAGTCAGATATTTGAGTTGGCATCACCTTGGCTAAAGTTTCTACATCACCTTCGGCGAATCGCTTGAGATTCATTAATCTTTTGGCCTTGGCAATGGTTTTTAAGTCGTTGTCTTCAAAAATCTGTCTTTGTTGTTTGGCCACTTCTGCTCTTGCTACCTGCATTTCGGTTGGCGGCTTTTTCTTTTTTGCCCTAACCTTCCTTTTTCTTGATTGGGGAATGGTTTTTATTTCCGGCGTTAATTTTTCCACCAAAACTCCACCTTGGCCATCCCTGGCAATAATTCGATAATCTTTTAGTTGAATGGTTGATACCTTTCCGTATTCTCCGGCCGCCACCCTTGTCTCTGTCAACCAAACCAAGTTTTTAGTTGGTACCTTTTCAATATCTATACCCGGTTCAACTTTTATATCCGCATTACCAAGTTCTTTCTGTTCATATTCGACAATTTGTTTTGCTGTCATATTCTTCGGCATGGCACTTTCCGGACCACCACGATAAAAAGTTTTGGGAGTAGTAATTGGTTTTACTGATACATACTTCTCATAAAAAGACTTGATGGTGTTGATTGTAAAAGGCTTGTTGTCATTCCACTTGACAAATTCTTCTGTTAGTTTGGAATCTGTTGCTATTGAAATAAACTTTTTATCAGCTACCGTTAAGTCGGGTGATTTTTGTTTGTCTTTTAACTCAATGAATTTATTTATGAAGTCGTCGACCGTCTTAAATTTACCCGCCAGTTCTTGTAATGGTTTCAAAGTGTCTGGAACTGCCTTTACTGTAGTTGCCAGTGGTGCCACTTTAGTTTCGGCCACTGGTACTTGTTTCTGAACCTCCGTAACTACCTCTCTGGTTGGTTTCGTCAATCCTAGAGGCTCTGGTGAAGTCGTTGGCTTTGGACCCAATCCTATTTTAATACCAATTGAGTTCAAACCAGGGGTAACTACCTTAATTCCACTTTCCCCAGTAGTGTCAATTTCCAGCATCACACCTTTTCCTTTGGCCACGGCTGCTTGTTCAATTATTTTATTTCCGGCAGGGGTATTATTCAGATCAGACGACTTAACAGTGTCAATCGCCGCTTCCGGTGTCATAGTGATGGGTTCTCTGACTGGGGTTATACCAGCTTTTTCTGTTAATGATTTTGGTTTTACGACTGTTTTAATATCACTTAAGTTTACTTTGCCGAATAAACCTGCCAGTTTTCTTTGCCAAACTCCTGCCCTTTTCAATATTTCGTAAGAATCATTAAGTTTTTTAACTTCTGCAATTTGTTCTAGTGTTCCCCTACCGGCAAAAACTTCTTTATAATTAACAATCTTTTTTTTGTAGGCGGCAGATATCTCGGATAATGGGGCATCTGGCCTAACTCCAAGGATATTAGAAACCTTAGTAATCTCCGATGATTTTAATTTTATAGTATCTAGTTTTCGCCCGACATAGGGTTTGGCCACCATCGTCGCCATAAATCCAACATCAATAATTGTTTGAGCAATCGGATTGTCTGTTACAGCTTCTCCCAATCCTGGCTGTTCATTGACTCCACCAAAGGCACCGGAGATGATATCGGTGTCTTTCTTCCTGGCTGCTTTGACTCCACCAAAGGTTGCTCCCAATATGGGGGCAATTACTGATGTGCGGTAAAGAGTATTCAATGTTCCCAATCCAGCTTGAGCCACACTTAACAAGTCTTCTTTTACACTTATCTTTTCTCCTTTCAGTGACTTTTCCAATTTATATGCAGGGGTAAGCTTGTAAAATGCTTTAGCTGTTTCAACCCCACCCTTAAAGGTAGTGTCGATATATTGTCTAAATGCTTCCGGAGCCGGCCCACTAGCGGTCGGGAAAAACCAATCCTTAACCGGAACCGCCTTAACTCTGGTTACCGCATCTTCGTAGCCACCGGGCATTATGGATTCAACCGCCTTATTAACCCTACCTAGTGTTTCATCAAAAATATTCTTAGATATTATTGGAGATACTAATTGCGCGGATTGATCGGCCACTGGTGCCGACGATATAATCCCCATGGGCTTAATTTCTTTTATCTTGGAAGTATCAATTTTCGGAGTTTCAACTTTAGCTAACTGCTCTTCTATTTTTTTTTTAGGGCTAATGGAAGAAATTACTTTAGAAACGGTTGATTTTATTTGGTCAAAAAATGATGGTTTGGTGGTAGTAGTTACTGCCTCTTCTTTTTGTTGGATTTCTTGTTTGGCCACTTCGGACGGTTTAGTCGGAGTTTCACCTAAAATAGACTTTTTCTTTTCTAAGTACGCTTGAAAAACAGGATCATTAGTAGCAGTCCCGGCAATTTCCTTACTTGCTAAGACACTATTTTTCTTCTTTAAGTAATCTTCATAGTAACCCATGTATTATTTTTGAATATTAATAACAGGTTGGTTACTACTTTCAAATTTAATACCCAAAGCCTGTAATTCTTCTTTGGTGTATTGATTGTTTGTCTTATCGGTACCCATTTGGACAGGTCCCCATTTACTAGAAGCGTTGTAGGAATTATAAATTGTTTGGGAATCAACATCACCGGAGTAAACAGCCATAATATCCTTAAATGATTCACCGGCTCTAGCCGCCGCTTTAATCTGATTGACCGCTTCTGATTCTTTTTCTGCTGTAGTTTGTTTACCGGTGGTTCTAGTACCATAAGATTGAACCGAAATTGTGCCATCCGGATTCCTAAATCCTATTTGAGTAATACCATCATTTGAAGTCTCAAAAACGATATCGGCTTTTGGATCAACCTTTTCCTTCATCGCTTGGATAATACCCACCGGCAATCCAGCCTGTATCTCTAGCTTTTGGATCATTAATTTTTGATCGGCCGGCAAATCGCCCATATTCAAATTACCTTCTTTAATGGCATTAGCGACCGTAGTTAAATTAGCTCTAGCAGTGTCGACTCGGTTTTGCTTAATCTGTTCATTCAGTTTAATCGCATCAGTGGCATAGGTCCACGCCTCTTGTCTAAATCCAGATAAAAGATTTTGGACCTTTACATTCCGATCAAATTCAGCCTCATAAGCCTTGACGGCATCACCATAATCAAGTCCGGCATTAGTCACATAGGTATTAATAATATTGTATTTGGTAGTCAATTCATCAACCACCGCGCTTTTCTGATTAGCAATATAATCAAGTTTGGTTCTAGCTTGCCTTTCTTCTTCACTAATCCGTCCGGCCATCACATTTAAGGCCACTGGTTTACCCTCTTCGGCTCCGGTCACTTCTCTCAATTTAGCTTGGATGTCTTTCTCTTCTGCTTTAATTGTATTCAATTCGCCCTCCAAGTCGGCAACCCCATATTGGGTTCTTAGCTTTTCAGTTAAGGCATTGCGATCCAGAGTTGTTGGTACTGGGGTAGTTGGTGTAAGTTCGGTTTTTAACTGTTCGGCAGTTGGTATATTAATTTCCGGTACCTTAATCTCCGGAGAGGACATGGTTTGAAACTGTTGATCCTGATAGGTAGCTAGATAATTAGGTAATTCTTCTTTACTGGTTGGATATTGGGTAGTTGGAGTAGTCGTTGATGTGGGTGTGGTGGTTTTGGCACCGCTACCGCCTTGTAGTGAAGCCAGAAGTCTAGTGTTTTGATCTGCCGTCCCTCGGTACTCTCCCGATTTTCCTAACCCGCTACTTTCATATATTCCGGCCCTCTGGGATACTGACGGTAATGCTTGTCCTTGTCCTGTGTAGTAATCATATAAAGTATTGGCCATATTAGTTTTGTTTTTTAATAAATCCCACCACTTTGTCTTTATCTAATTCTACACGATAATCAAGGACATTTTCTTTGCCGGACTCAAAATCAAGTATCAATTGGAAAAATGAAACATCTGGCGCCATACCATCAGGAACTTCTACCTTTTTCATCCCCACAACTCTTTCCTCAACTTCCTGGGTTTTCTTATTAATCATGAACCATTTTTTTATTGGTTCTTCGACTTCATGGAAAACAATCTTGAATGGAACCATATACTTACCCACTTCTTCGACTTCTAGATTGGATGGTTTAATAAACTCCTTATCAACATTTTCATGCACGCGACCATTAACTGTGCCAAAGATGTCACCGCTTTTTTTATTGTAGAAAATTATCATACGATTTTGTCCTTAAAAATTATAACTCTAAAATACACCGTCACGGTTCCACTCTTTCTTATTTGAAGTTGAGTATTATTAGCACTACCAGGATATATTAATTCATCTTCAATTACCCTATCATTGGGCGTGCCATTGTTGAAAGTATAAAAACCCATTGCATTACTAGTTGCCCACCCTGCTCGATTAACTATTTCTTGAACTTGATCTTTGACATTGATTCCAAAATAACTACCTGATCCGGCCGCCACATTCTGTTCAGAATAAGCATCTGTTTTTGCCTTACCCAAGTCACTACCGAATGATCCCACATTATCTTCGTCAATTCCCCATGTTTTAATACTTACATCATTGGACCCATACTTAGTATCTACCCGAAACTCAACTGATGCGGAGTCGATTGTAGCCCCCTGCGGCAAAGTATCATCAAAATATACACCTGCTCCGACATTCGTAAATCTATATCCACAGTCATTAGCAGCTCCACCATTGTTACCAACCAATAAAGAGTCATTTCCTAATCCACCATTAGAATAACCGTCAGCAACACTAGTTATGTTTATTTGGTTATATGGATGAATTAAATTCATTTTGCATTGTATTTTTGAAGAATCTGCGAAAGCATACGCGTTACCATTGATGTCTAAGTTGGCCGATAAATAAGGACATAATCTTTGTTTACTAGTCAATGAAGATCCTTGCCACAACACAATATGTGCCGGGACATACCCTAGCGAGTGAGTCACATCAACTGTTTTATTTTGATCCCCAGGATTAAAAGTTACCGATACCAAAGAATCACTATGATATTTGAACATCGAATACTTTGAAGACATTATAATCCTCCGGATGTCCGACTCAGTGATTCCATATCCCGCCTCAGTTATTTTTATTCCGTAATCCATTTAAGCTCCGTTATCGGCAAATATATAATATTTATAGTTTACTGTTTTATTTGTACCACCAGAATTATGCATACCTAAAACTAAATTAGTTGAATCTAAATAAGTATTAATTAAGTCGCCGTTACTATCAATATCGCAATCTACATATACGCCATTGTAATCGGCATCATCCGACGGTAAAACAATTCCTCCAAAATAATATCTTCCCGATGATGGATTGACCTCAGTATAAATAAAACTCATGGGTATGAAATTCAAGTTATGGGCAATTGTCACACTAGCATCAGCTCCGGCGTTGACGGTTAGTTGTCCTGAACCCGATGCAGCAATTTTTACATTGGCATATAACGAGTTAAAAGCATACTCTCTCGGTTCGGTACTAGTTATTCCATAACCATCTCTGGTTACTTTGAATCCGTAGTCACCCATTAAGAAGCCCCTTGTTGATAAAAGATGTAATATCTAAAAGTTTCAGTATTAGTCGGCGCCGGAGATACCCAAAAAGGACTGACTGGTTCTATAGTCAAATTAGTTGAATCAGTACCCGCATTGATTATATTATCTCCACAAATCCCCCCCCTAGTATACGACCCAACTCTCTTTTGCATGACAAAAAAGAACGGAATATACCCTAAACTATGAGCAATCGTTTTGGTTCCGGTACCAGTAGTGGCACCGGTTGTCTTTGTTTTGAGAGTATTAAATTTAGAACTGAATACCAATTCGTAATCAGCACAAGTTTTAACATCCTTTCCATCTTGTGATATCTTCAATCCGTAGTCCATTTAGAACCCTCCTGATTGATAACCTAACAAAATTCTATCGTTGGTTCCATCATTAATTAGTATTCTTCTATTGGGACCATCAATCTTTATATTGCTAACTCCCACAACAAAATCACCACTTAATGTCTGCGACGAGCCGGCTTTAAGTAAAGCATCAGCGGCTCTCAAATCATTTAACAATACCCATTCCCCGGCGGTTATAGCATCAGCGCCTATTGATGCGGCCCGATATGGCTTATTATTGTCGTCGGTGTCATACCAAATATCACCTACGGCCAATGATACGGGAATGGTAGTTTGTGCAAATACTGTAATCGTTGAAACCATCAACAACTCCCATTGGCCGGTCGCAATTGTTGTCGCTCCTACCGCACCGGCGCGATACAACTTGTTTCCATCATCAGTGTCAAACCACAAGTCACCCACTGCAACCGAAGTCGGAATGGTTGCTTGCTTAAAAATACTTATCTTGGTATATCCCGCCCCGCTAAAATCAGCCGAGGTAGCGATTACATGACCGTCCATGTCGACACTAAATGGTGCATCAGCAAAACGATTACCTCCAAGCCAGATACCGGATTCATCAGCCTTAAACGCTTTGGCGCCTCGACCTATCTGCAAGCTCAAAAGATCACTCAAGGTACTAACTGTTTGGACATTAACATTCCCTATGTCTACATCAGCAACATCGTTAAATGGATTGACAATATTTACGCTCATTTTAGGAATACGGCCCCACTTTCAACCGAAGGGGCGGTATTACTACTCGCGGTAAAAGTGAGTTTAATTGATAATACCGAAGCCTCCGGACACTCTTCGGCAGTAACCACATTTCGTTCAGTATCAACCACTTCGGTCATATTGACATAGCCAGCATAGTTTTTATCGTAGGCAAGATTAAGGGCGCAACTAGCCGGTATCTGATAGTAAGCAAAAGCAATTTTATCAACTACCGAAAACTCCTCACGCTCAATCGCCATGATTCTCGATTCTAAATAAGCACCATCAAGTTTGTTTGAATAGTCTAATTTATCAACTCCATAAGTCGTAGCGTTCTTCCAAGCGACAAAAACATTGAAGCCAGACACCGCGATTGCCCCAATTTCAATCGATGAAGTGACAAAGGCACTTCCCGACCGTTCTGAAATGGGATAAGGGAAATCGAGGATAAAGGGGTATTTCTTATCATGTCTTGCCAACCGGTAGATACCCAGATCAGCCGGATTACCAGTACCATTACTAAACCCAAAAAGTAATTGACCCCCGATATTACCTACCGATGAGGGGTGGACTAACCCGTAGGCCGTGGGTGAGTAGTCACCGGGAATAGTTTTATAAAGATCAAGGGTATTGGTATTGCCATTGTAAACATAAAGGTTGCCGGCCAGTCCGGCATTAACTAGAACAAAGTTATCAGCCGGGATGAAAGCATTGATTCCTGTCTCCGGGATTGGATCAGATGAAGAGAAGCTAACACTGTAAGTATTCCATTTAATTATTTCTGTCTCGGTAATGGTATCGGCTACCCAAGTACCAATCAGAAGATCAGTTAAACTAATCCCCAACGCCTTCACCCGCAAGGGACTTTTGATATCCAAAGCATTCGCAGTAAAAGTATTGGTGTCAACTTGGGCCACATAATTGCCATCTCCGATATAAAGCACTTGAGCCGCGGTGTGATTAAGCATGGGATGAAACAAAGCATCAGTAACAGTAAAAGTAGCCCAGTTCAAGGCTATGTTGGCCGTCCAGTTAGAAGAGCCAACAGCTCCAGAGGCAAGAATCCGATGAAGTCTCGATTGAGTAGCAAAATAAATATAACCTTGATATTCACAAGCACCCAAACAACCGGCAGCACCGGCGGCGGGAACCGTAGTATAAACCAGAGCAAAACTGTTGTCTGAGAGAGTTTGTTGCCAAATTTTGCCGTCAGTATAGGAAAACCAGTAGACATAACCATTTGACGAAACTACTTTTTCTTTACAAAAAGCCGTAATGGTAGTACCACTAATTTTAGTCATTTTTTGAGCTACCTTAAGTAGTCCCGGAGTCGAATGAGGATCAAGTCCTGTCATTTTGTAAAAAGAGTTTTTGACACCGGACCATCGAGAGTCAGCTAAACCACCCTGATTAAAATCTTGAAACGGTATGATATTTTTCTTTACTGATGATGCCATAATTCATTATACCTTTAGTAGGGTTTTTCAGTCTTGGTCCAAGTATCAGTAGTTTTTACTGTCTTGGTATAAGTTGAGGTTGGCTTAACAGTTTTAGAGAATACCGCCGTCAACTTAGCAACCTTGGACCAAACATTAATAAGTAATCCATTAATATATGTTCGAATAGTATCGCTAAGTGTTACCGTATCACTTAAAATCTTTGTCATGGATTTTTGAAGCGAATCAGTTAAAGTGGCGGTGTCAGTTAAAGACAACAGCCTTCCATGCGCCTTGGCCAATACTTCCGATAGCGTGGCAGTATCGTTCAATATTCTAGTAGTGGCTTTGGATATTGTCTCACTTAGTGTCGCGGTATCGGTTAAAGTCTTGAATTGACTTCTTATCTTTGAAAATACCTCGGAAAGAGTAACCGTATCCAAGAAGGAAATAAACCTATTTTGAATAGTAGAAAATACCTCAGATAGGGTAGCCGTTTCGTTTAATATCTTTGTAGTAGCTTTGGTCAATACTTCTGATAAGGTTATTGTTTCAATAAATTCCTTACCCTTAGCTTGGATAGTATCAAAAAATGGCTCGGATAATGTGGCAGTATCGTTTAGAGTTCGAGATGTACCTTTGACCAATGTTTCAGAAAGAGTAACAGTATCGGTTAAACTCAAAACATGGGCTTGATTAAAGCCGCGATTGCTTCCGTAAGGTGTTGATCCAAATTCATTTCCGCCATACATAATTAAAAGACATACTCAATAAAAGAAGTAAATAGTGTTAGATCAGAAACGGCACACCAATAATCAATTTTGTTGTTAGCCGAATACTTAATTGCCCCCATATTCATTTGGCTAGAACCAGCCGTACCAACCGAACCGCTAGCATTACCAAACACAACAGCATCAAATGGTACTTCTAGTGTAAAATTGGTGATATCTACCGCGGCAGTATATCCATAAGCCGCCTGCCAATCTCTAATAAACCCATTACAAACTTGATATTTGTGAGACAAAGTTGAGGGTGTTCCAGATGGAGCTGTACTCCCAGTCCATACGGGGACTACCACAGCTTCTAAAACTCTTGACTCGTACACAGGTCTTTGAATTAAGTTTTTATTGGTAAATGTAGGAACTGTCCATGTATAGCCCGCGCCGGCCGAAAGAGTGGCAGCAAACCTACCTATCAGTTCATAATCATCTCCGGCTGCCGCGTTAGTAATAGTAGAAATGGCACAATATTTTTCATTAGTTGATGTTGCATGAAAACTGTCATACTCTTGTCCTGCCGGTGTTCGGCTAAATCCAACTACTACTCCGTCAGTAGCGTTATAACCCAAATAGACAAAATAATCTATTTCTTTGGTGGCCAATACCGTACTCCCAGCATTGCACCAATTCGTCCCCGCGTTTTTGGTTACACTCAAAGCCCCCGTTATGGCCCTTAAAGTATCCCCAATGCGACAATAAACCGGATTAGTGGCACTTGGATCGGTACCGTCCATACATTTAATAGCTACTGTCAAATTATTACTGGCAACTGATGGAGTAATTTTTCCATTTATCAAAAGTCCTTTCCAATAAACTTCGCTTAATATTTGCTTTTCTGAACTATGAACCTCACAGATATCATCTCCAACCACAATCGTTCTGGCTGTAGTTACTGGTATTCCTTGCGCCCGCACAATGGTATAGGTAGTCGTTCCCGCCGCGCTAGATCCCGCTGTCACCTTAACTATTTCACTATTAGCCCTTGTTGGTGCGGTACTAGCCGGTTTAACCAAACCCCACCAAGGATAAATGTCGGGAAGATAAGCGGCGTTAGCGTCGGTAACACCAAGAGAAGTCCCTGAAGTGGCCGGAGACGGAGCTGCTGAAACTGAGACGAATGATAAATCTGTATGTACTCTACTCACAATTTTAGATAGCCTTGGTTAGTAATACCACGCAGTTTAGGCTACTTTGACTTTGTGGATAATTTGTAGGGTGTCGGTATCAACAATAGTAACGGCAGAAAAGGTTTGATAAGCCATTAAGTTACCACCGGAAGTATTGTTATCTAACAATCCCTCTTCGGTAACGGCGAAAGAACCGGTAAATGAAAAGGTCTTAACCCATTGTTCAGTATCTCCGGTTGTGGTCGTGGTCGTATTTGTTACTGTAGCGGCACCCCTCTGGCCTCCGGCAGTCACTATTTCCGAGTTAAGGGTTGTAGTACCTCCGGTACCGATTCCAATAGCGATGGCGGTCACTGGTGCAGTCGTAGTACCACCTAATTGCTCAGCGGTGATAGCCTTACCTTTTGTGGTGATTGTATTTATTTTGATCCCACCAACTTGCCAATTGCCAAAAAGTAGAGGCACTTTCAAATCCACGCCAAAAAGTTTATGTGCTAAATTCCACAACTTATTTGCGTTAAAAAGTTTCTTCTCATTACCATCCTTATCGAACAACCTAATCTCCGTCCACCCCTGTAAACCTACTTGATTAAATAATGTTTTTTTCATTTGTCCTCCTTTTTAACTGCCACTAACTCACTCTCAGCCCCGGTCTTGAAACCTTCAATTATTTCCTTCTTCTCGTGGTCTACCTCTTTAGCACTAATTTTGTATGTCCAACCTTCTCCATCAAATGCCATTGAGACAACTTTGCCAACCTCATAAATCGAATCACCAACAAACTTTACCCGATCTCCTATATCAAATTTGTTTTTTACCATAATTTATTATGCTTTTTTAATTAATAAAAATCAATAGTTGGCACCATTATCACCTATCTGTGAAGCTGGTGGTACAGCAAAAGTAACCTGTCTGTCTCTATTTTGGGGTTTAAGAGAGTTGATAGACGATCGTTTCAAAGTATCATAATTCTGTTCTCGCTCGGTTAGGGGTATTGGCTTCTCTTTACTTTCTTTCCATTCAATGATTACTCCCATCGCCCATACACCGTGCATCTCCCTAGGAATACCGTGTGTGGTTGTAGAGGGGTCTTGACTCATGTCGTTGGTAGCGGATAAGTCCGTAATGGCCTCTGGCCAAGTATTTACACGGACCTTCAAACCACTAGCCACCGAAGTAATCGTGCCAGAGTAGATATAAATTGACTTACGACTTAAATCAAATCTGGCACCTTGGGGATTGTCTTGACTAACTTGTTGGTTATTAAAGAAGTTGGTTATCTCCGATTCAGTCTCAATCGAGGTACCTACCTGAGATAAATCTAATTCATAAAGAGGAATGAAGTTAGTAGCATCTAGTTTGGCTTCAATTCTTTTGATAGAAGCGAGCATATCTTGAGGTAAAGGATATTCTCTTTGATCGGCGACCAAACTGGTGTACTGGGGGATAAGTAAAATATCTTCATCGGCATCGAGAATATCTTTGGCCAATTCATCTTGTCTTACCTTCATGTAAGCCAACATTTCAGCATCCGAAAAGGTAGTTGAATTAGTCTTGGTTTTCTTCCGAACATAGGTGGCAAATTCAGCGGGAGTCATAAACTAATTATACAGACTAATTGTTAAGCCGCTACCAATTTACCATCACTCGACAAAGGATAGTAGGACACAAAGAATCTCATTGCACCAGTTGTCGGAGTTTGGGTAGTAGCATATCTGTATTCAATTTGGGTGACTGCCGCGGTCTTCTTAGTTATCGCAACAGGGGTAAAGATACCGGTTTGAAGCGTTGTGGGTTCCGTTATAGCACCGGCGGCATTAGTCACGGCCACTGCGGCGGCGGCTACTAATCCGGTCTTTAGAATCAATGAGCCGGCTTTCAAAGAGGACATTGTAACACCACCTACAGCGGTTAAATAGACTTGGGCAGTTTGATCGTTGATTCTAAATGAAGCAGCAGTATGGTTACTACCAAGATTGGTTCTAACTTCACCCCAAAGTCTTGTTATCATCACCGATCCGGTAAGAGTAAAAATAGGCACAACTACGGTAGCATTGCTACCAACAAAAGTATGATCTTTCCACTTCTTAAAAGGAGAATCGCCATAAACAGGATTACCGTTAGCATCAATGTCGACCAGATCGTCAAATACCATGATTATTTCTCCCTTGAAACTTCTACTTTTACTTCTTCTTCTCTATTTAGATAAACATCACACAAGACTCCATCGCGTATTTCATGGACAATATCGGTGTATTCAACTCTTACATTCCCAGCTTTTTTAGATTTTTTACTTGACATTTATTTATCTTAAATAACTAAATTGGTTTCTTAATTCCCTCCTCCAAAGCAGGTGAAGGAGGGTCAAAGAACTAATTAGCCAGTAACGGCAACACCGGTTGTATTGTGTGTTGGAACAGCACCGTCAACATAAATACTCATAGATGCTTGTTTCATCACCGTGTGGTCAACTGAGGTACAATTTTTGAGCAATACTGCACCTTCTGTTTGGGCCGCACCAAATCCAACCGCATGAGCAGGAGTCGCGGCGCCTAATATATTGCTATAAAAGACACTATCCCTGACCAAGAACATTCTCTCTACATCGGTAGCATTTGCACCATAAATGTCTACATGTTCAACCCCGGCAGACTTAGATAAGAACAGGCAGGAGTCAACCACATTATCTCGACACTTTTTACCAGACAGAGTAGCAGTCAAAAGCATGTTGGCCCGGATACAGTTATCAGCTACGATGTTGGCAGATGATCCAAATACACACTTAATCCATTGAGCAGAGTCGCCATTGTTTAGAACCTCGGCGGCACCAGACTCGTCGAGATCAGTTGATTTATAAAATTCACAACCTTCATAAATCGCATATTCCCCACCCTCAGCAACGGCGTACAGAGATTCAGCCTTGGTATTAGAAGAATCAAATTTCAGATTTCGGAAGGTATTACCAACACCAGTATTTTGCATAACGGCAATATCAGCCGCAGCGCTTGTCACACCCATGGTAATTCTAGTTCTGGCACCCATACCAAACGCTCCACCACGCATAGACATGCCAATAAAATGAAGTCTATTTTTAGTAATAGTAAGCATTGAGGTTTGGGCGTGAGCCGCGTTGGCACTTAAAAGGATCACATCATGACGGTTGGACACCGCAGCAGCATAAGCCGAAGCAATCGTACCGTGAACCGCTAAAGAGCCATCCTTATAAGTTTTTTGATACTTTTCATAAAATTCAACATAGTTACTATCACCAGATGGGATAACAAAATAGACATTACCGGTCGTCAATGGTAAGCCATTCGCCCGGACACCCAAATCTAACAGAGCCTTTTCTAATTCCACATTGCCAGAAGCGGCATTGCTATATTTTGACATAGTTTTTTTCCTTTTGTCTCACCCGGACCACCACTGATCCGGGATTAACTAATTTTTAATTAACCAAGAGCAACCCAAGACACCTGTTCACTAGTGACATTGACATCGAGGTCAAGCCCCATGATAAAGCCAGTAGCGCTAACCGTAATACCAAGTGTAGTGATTGAGGCACCACCGGTACCCGCAGCCACTCTTTTGTGTGCCGAAGCATCAGCCATGCCCTCTACCCACTCATATTGGTCGCCAGAGGTGTTGTTAATAACTTTCACATAACGAGGTTTGAATCCGGTCGTAAATGTGTAGGCCGCAACTGAACCAGTATCGAGATACCGACCAGTAGCTAACCTCAAAGTGTTTTCGGGAAGTTTGGTTGTGATTGTTTGAGCCATATTTTTGTTTTATTTAATTTCTAAATTCCCCCCGGATTTCTCCGGGGAGTTGTTTTTAAGCGGATACACCAACTTGTAAATCGACTACATAGGCAGAGTTTAGAACTTTGGCTACATAAGCAGCTTTCCAACCTGATGTGCTTCTTTGATTCAAAGGATCAGCAGTACCGGCGCTTCCAAGTGGGTGAACAATGTTTTGCAATGCCACACCAGAGATTCTAGTTTGGGCGAAAGCATTTTGACCGAAGATCAAAACATGATGAACATCATTACTATCAACTCCACCGGCAGACTCTACTTTGGCATTGGTTGTCATTAAGAACCGGACATTGGCCAATGATCCAATTTCATCTTCCATAACATTTGCTTTGTTTGGATACTTCTCAACAGGAACCCAGCCAGTAGCATCGTCAAGATCATAAGCCACATCCTCAGAAACGATACCAATAAAGGATTTACCAATTGGAACGGTGTTGTATCCATCGGCCGGATTTATCATGGTCGTTACGGGCTTACAGTTACCACCGCGGAGAGTTCTAACTGATTGCTTCACTTCATCACGGGTTATCTTCATTGCGGCGCTGATCTCATTTGTCGCAGTAGCAGTTGAAGCGTACTGAGCAGAGGCACCGGCAACAAAAATATCTCTACCGATTTGGTCTAAAGAATCACCGGCTTGGTCTCCCAAGATTTCAGCAGTCTCAGTCAGGATAGGATCAATTGTTTCGACTTGGACCTTATCGGTGATAGTCACATAGTCACCATAGTAAAGAACGGTTGCAGTTATATCAGTTGTCGATAGTTGTTTACCACTTGGAGTCACACCCTCAGAAAGAGCAGTTGTTTGAGCGGTAAGAGTCCCATATCGGCGGAACTTAACTACATTAGTACCAGAGTTTGAAGGAATATCACGAACTTGAGCAAACCGATTATGAACGAATGCCGGGACGGCCCTTTCCAATAAAGTGCGATCATAAAAATTATTTACTTCTATAGCTATTTCTGTTCTGGTTGTATTTGCCATTTTGTTTTTTTAACTTAATAATAATTAAAGCAACAAAAAAGGCCCACCCCATTTACAGGGTGAGCCTCGGTTTTTCCGTTATTGCTCTATCTAGTTTTCATTATACACTACCGAAACTAGAGTCAACAAGTAAATTACAAAGAATCGCCTACGGTTTTCCCAGTCTCCGGATCAGTTCTATCAATCAAAAACTCTTGTCCGGCTTCGTTGGTCAACCTCAACCGACGAGCCAGAGAATTACCAACACTTTGTGGGACAAAGACTAAACGACCTTTTGGTACATACCATCGAGCGCCATTCTCTTGAATCAACTCAACTGCGGTACCCTCTTTAACAGACTGTTCTTTTCTTCCTGACTTGTCTCTTGTCCAAGTAACCACCCCCGCTCTTTCGTTTGGTTCAAGTGGTACTAGAAATTGAACTGTCTTACCCTCAGCTTCTTCCTTTAACCATTTATCCATCATAATGTCCTTCTTTGACTGCCATTGTCTCTCGATCTGTCGATCTTCTCTCGGATTGGGTGTCTCTTCAAGGGTAGCGACTCTTTGAATAACATTTTTGGCTTTCAGCGTATCAATAACCGCTTGGCATTGCTCTGGAGTAGTAAAAGCATCTACTGATTCAGCCGGCATGCCCAATTCGATCAACTTCCTTTTCATGAACTCTAATTGTTTAGGATTAGTATTATCTCCGGCCGGTTGCTTAACAACATCAGGATCCTGAACGATGGCACTCTTAACAACCTTATCTTCTGAACTTATTTTTGCTGGACCTTTTTTATTTAGCATATTTTTATAATTTAATAATTAATTTAACCTCTTGGTCTTTGTAAAACCTCTCTTTTTTTGGCTTCAAACTCTTCTTTGGACATAGTAAGCCAATTAACCTTATCTCCACCCGGCTTCCTAACAGTCGTCCCCGGTGTCCTGGTTTGATTGACTTTCTTTTGGGTGTCCCTTTCTTTGGCCGCTCCAAGTTTCATCAAATCATCAGAGGCCACCATTGCCGCGATATTCTTAATGGGAATCTGGCTATAAGCGGGATGAGAAGCGTATTTAATTATTACCCCTCTATATTTGGAATACTCCGGTTTATTTTGAATGAATGAATCAACATCTTGCTTAACTTCAATTTCTTGCAACTTAGCACCAACTCTTTTATCAACAATTCTTTCAATCCGCTTTTTATCATCCGGATCATCATTATCCTCTTCATCCTCGTCCTCTTTGTCCTTTTTACCACCACGAACCTCCGGCTCTATTTTCGATTCGTCAATGATTTCATCATCTCCATCTTCCTTCTCCTTTCCCTTGTCTTCTTCTTTTTCATCTTCCCCCTTCTCGTCATTGTTTTCGCTTTCCTCCTCTTCGTTTGTTTCCTCTTCTTCAATAACTTCTTCCTCTTTTTTTATTTCTTCTGGCATATTTTTTAGTATGGGTTTTTCCCTAACTAGTAACTGTAATAACAATAGATTACTTTATCATAATAATCAAGTCTAACCAACGCGGGGGTATGGATCGCCGTCATCAACCTCACCCCCTTCACTTGGAGTTAGTTTTTTGATTATATTTAATGGTGTATTAATAATGTCTTCGTGAACTGCTAATTTATCTCTTAATCGATCCATCTCTATTTCAGTTGCACCCTCTGGCTTCTTAAGAATTTGTTGAGTTAGAACCTTTATATTTTCTCCGACAATCAACTCCAACAACTGCCAACCGGGATGTTTCAATAAAGAAATGAAGTTGGAAACCGCCTGATCTCTTTTGGCCGGTTCACTAAAATTTAAGTCGTTTGGTGTCATGCTTGAGCAGATGTTTGGCTTGGAGTAACACCGGCTTTCCCGGCTCCACCGTTCATCATATTAATTCCCGGTAATACTCCATCTTGGCCGGGCTGAAATTGGCTTACTGCCTGATCCTCTGGAAAGAACTCTGGCTTAACCTTCTTAATTGATAGGGCTTTTTTGTGAGTCTCAATGTGAGCCATTGATGCCTTAGTCTGTTTAGCCTTAGCGTGAATCTCCAAATGGACATTGTGATCGTCTTCCGGTAATACCGGCACCGTCTTATTTTCATTCAAGAGGTCATTTTGATCCTCGGCAATCCTCTCATCAATCGTGGGGGGGAATAGACGGTCAATTTCATCCTTCTGTAAGCCATTGAGTCTCGCCAACTTCTTTAACCCCCACCTTCTGTTTGCGGTTGGTTCCTGTAAGGCAAGTGAGAAAAAACTGGTCAATGTTTGTCTTTCCTCAAGTTGTTTAGCCCGACTCAAAACATCAGATTCAATATAAACATCCGGATCGAGTCTGGTTAAGAAGTCACCACTAGCCAGCGGTCTCCATTTGGGACCAAAAGCACCCACAGTCCTAATAACCTTCTCATCAATACCCTCACCAAAGTTATCTTTGTGAAGGTTATACCACTGTTGCCAAAACCTCTTCTCGGACCAACCAAAGATTTTAGCTGATAGAGAATATCGAGTATCGGTTGAGGCAAAAAGCAGATTAGTTTCACCAAGCGGTCGATCTTGTTTGGATTGCATCCCTTGTTTTATATCCGGAGTCGCAGTAGCTTTTTGGGCCGATAAATCAAGAGTCTCGAATATAAAATTGAGCAACTGCATGTTTGGCCGCGCCTTCATCAGTGGAGCGATAGAGTTAGACACCGGTTCGCCGGGTTTAGGTTCAATTGGAATACCCTTATTAAAGTCAAAATCCAAATCAGATTTATTAGTAATCTTACTGGAATCGTAAATGTACATTGGGTACAAATCCGCCTTCATTGTTTTGAGACCCAGATTCAAGGCAACTGCTCTAGCTCTTTGCTTATCCTCGGTCAAATCCGGAACACTAGTACCATCCCAATCATGAGAAGTGGGGTATAGAGGTCGATCAACCAAAGGCCAATATTTTCTTTTCATAATCTTAAATCCAATTACCTTCTCTCTTTCATTAGATAGCCACACCTTGACCTTCTCAACCTTTTCACCAATCTTAAAATGAGTGAACCATTGAGTAATTGTGTATTGAGCATTCACACCCAAACTCGATTCCTTGTCCTTCGACACATTTTGTCTATTTTGAGCATTGTTTCTAGCCTGTATTGCATCTTCTAGTAAGGAATAGGTATTGGAACCATAACTCATTTCATCAAAGTCTATGTCCTTAAAAAATGGATCAGTCTCTTCAATCTCGTTTCTAGTTATTTTCAGTTCATTGCCACCAAAACGCATCGATCCCTTACCTTTTCGATTACCATTGATTGATTTAGCCGATGGATCACGAAGCCAAGTAATAAAGTCAATGTTCTCTGGCAACGGCAAGAAGGTATTTTGATCCGGATCGCGCTCATACTCTTCCATTGAAACGATACCACGACCACAAAAAATAGTATCCCAAATCCAATCATAATCTAACTGATCTTTCTCCATATCATCATAGTCCGACTTGGCCATATCTGTTAAGTTGTCCGCCGTGTCCTCATCTCCGTCTTCTTTACCCTGAAAATCAACATTAAGCCGATCAACATAAAGCGAGGCCAACACAGTTTGAAAAGTAGTGAACATGGTAGTATCGCCCACAGCATCTTTATCTCTCTTTTGATTGTTAAACAATTTCAACCTAACATTTAATTCATCCTTTTTGGGCTTCTGATGTTTCCAAGCCAAGTCAAACTCGGCTTTACATTGAGTCGCCAAAGCCCCCCAGTTAAGAGTAAATGTGTCACCACCATTGGTTATAGCTTCCAACTCTTTATCTTCTGTTTGTTTTATATCTTCTGGCATATTAATTTAATGTCCGGTCGACTTGTTTCCGGGCCTCTTCAAACCTTTTAACTATTTTTTCGTCTGTCTCTGGTAGGCGATCGCCCCTTTGATAATCAATTGTGGCGGCGGCTCCGGAGTAACACATCTTCAAAACCTCAGCCACCTCATCCTCACTCAACTTGTCTTGACCCGGCTTAGGAGTAATCACAAAGTAAGAAGAAAACAACTCGCCGTTAAAAACTGCATCCCATAAAAAAATGTCCTTCATTATCCGCCTAACATAAATTCGACCGTTTTTATAAGTCACGGCCATCAATAGAGAAATGTAGCTAGTAATGGTCTTGGCATTACCCTCAGTATCCACCGCGAAGCCATCTCTAGCTCCGATCGCCGGTGCTACTTTAATAGTGACCTTTTTTGGCTTGCTTTGTGGCTTCATTGTCTTCATTAACTAGTTCTGCTTTATTAATTTTTAATCTAGCACTCATGGTTTTACTTGAACTCCACTCATCCTTATTAACTCCCATTACTTCAACATCAACCATCATCCTATGCTTTCCACCCACCTTCATATCTTTTATTCCAGGCAGTTCTTCATCAGTCATCGTCATCATTGGCTTCATTTTTGGCATAGCCTCTACCACTGGGGATTTATTTGTACTTTTCATAATTTCATTATATAGCAAAAACAATTAACTTAAATCAATTTCGGTTTCCCCATCGAGCAATTGACTATCTCTAACTTCTATTCTAACCAAAACATTATTCTGTTTGTGGACCACAAATTGACCAAAAGAATATCTACGAAGCCGTTGTATCAAATCAGCTTCCTTAACGGTTATTGTTACCATTATTTTCTTCTCCGGCTTGTATGGTGAAAATGGTGTTGTGTCGCTCATGTTCTTTCGTAAGGATCGTCATTTGGTGCCGATGATTGGCTACTCGATGATTGTCCTGAAATAATTATATCCTTAAATGCTACCGCAAATCCCCTGAAAGCATCAGAACCATGAGAAGACCAATCATGCTCTGGGTGCGCTCTATATACTTGATTCTTTTCATCCCACTCTTTGTGGTAACTCATCAAAGCATCCCAACCTCTCTCTGTTTTTTCTAAATCAAACCAACATCGATTCAAAATATTTCTCACTGCCTGTATTCCGTCCTCAACCGGGATCATCGGTATTACTTCAAATTCAATTCCCAAACTCTTGGCCACTTCCAACCGGCTCTTGCCAGTACCCAACTCCCGGACCTTGATATCGTGAGGCGCATAATGTTTTCGATAGATATAAGGCTTCTTCCCCAATGCTTGAATATAATAATTAATTCCCTCCCCATTATCTTCCATATAATCAATCAAATGAACCTCCTTACCCACCACCTGCACAAACCAAATCGTCATTGAATCATCAATACCCAAATCCCAATAAGTATCAACCAAACCATTCATGTCGTAAGGAACCGCAGTATGCCGGCCATCCTCGTCAGCTTTCAATAGTTGTTGCGCATAATAAGAACCTTGAATTGGGACATCAAAACTGCACATATACTCCTGCTGATAAAGCGCGTCATTCCCATCCTTCCTAATAATCTCTTCTCTTTCCTGTCCCAAAATCTTAGGATCAATAGCCTTAGTATCTTCAACCGTCAACACCTCCGAATACCATACTTTGGGAAATGCCCTCGCCGTCTGCAATGTCGTCCATCCGTGATTCTTCCCTCTTGGGGTATAGTCAAATACCGCCCACCCCCCATTCTCTGCCAAAATAGGTCTCATAAAATCCCATGCGGCCGGATTTTGCAGTGGCCACTCGGAAAACACACAACCAACAGGATTAGTACCCACAATAGAATCAATGTTGTCAGTTCCAATTACTTGAAATAACGATCCGGGTATCTTATCTCCGGCCTTATGGCGTTCCAATTCTTCTGAACTCATTAAAGTTGTTGGCTTTTTTACTTCAATCAGCATTTCCGTGTTGTCTGTTCTGATCCTCAATCCTTGGGGTATATGATCGGTAAACTTAAAGCCATCGCGATCCCGGCCATTCCAAATTATTTTCTTACCCTGTTTATAACTAGGAAGAAAGTAGTAGTAGCCACCAATTCGCTCAAACATTTCTTTGGCCATGTAGTTGATGAACACCTTATCCTTTCCAGAACGCCGGTGCCAAACACTCACCACCCTCTTAAATCCGTTATCTAGCGCCTGTAGAACAGGCTTTTGGTACCACCGTGCAGTAAAGTTGTAGGGCAAATCAATTTTCCGGTTTAGGTCCAGTTCCGCCATAATCTTTTACCCTGATAACTTCTAATTGACCACCCAAGTCTACCTTTTGTTTTTCCGGAGCGTATGATCCTTTCAATTTGTAAGCCAAGTCTAATGCTACTTTGATGTTTCCACCGATAGGTACGGTATACCAAAGCTCAACCATTTTTTTGACCTTGACATCTCTCAAAAGTTTAATAAGTCTTCCGTTGGACATTGTGACGACTCGCTTTATTTCGGTGTCGGTTAGGTCAGGATTAACAAAGGTGTGTCTCATTCTTCGGGAATTGAGGAGCAGTTTGTGAGCCTGAACTAGTTTTTTGTCTGGTATTAAATCACCGATCTTTGACACTTCTTCTTGAAAGCCCTTAGTCCCAGTAACGATCTTTGGTTTTCTAGCCACTGATTCTGAATACCCAGCATCTCTTAAAATCTTTGCCATCGATACATTTTTCTGTCCCTTATATTTGCGGAGTATTTCAGATATTCTACTTACCGCGATTATCTGTCTGTTTGTTGCCATACTAGTTTTCGGTTTTTCCGTTTAACTAAAATAATAATAGCAGATAAGAAAACAAAGGTATAACCACTACCCTTCCACTAAAATCATTAACCGTAGGGCATTACAGTAAGACCTATATTATTAAATTAGCCCTAATCTACCGTTTTAACTCTTTTTCAATCACTTCCATTACATCATCCAAACTATCAGTCCAAAAAGCCAAACCACCATTATCATTTATATTTTTAATAAATTCTAATTGCGCCGGTGTTGGTTTGCCACCGGGTCGTTTTACTTCGATCGCCAAAAACTTACCTCCCGGTAAAATACCCAAAATATCTGATATGCCAATGAGTCCAGTCGGTATAAAACTACCATTTTCTTTCTTAATTCCTACATTATTTACCTTCCAATGGAATATCTGGTTGAGCGAAAGGTAATCGAGGATTGATTTTTGCACTTCCTTCTCTAAAACATTTCCACTCGCAGAATTGAATCTAATCTTGGCCGGTCCTCTTTTCTTACTCTTGAGCAATTTTTGATAATTGGCCGCGGACATTTGAATCATTTTATTATCTTATTCTTTCCATTAACCATAAATTTTTTACCCATCTCATTAAACAATCTCACGCTTCTTATTTTTAAGTATTCAATTTTACCCAATAACTTAATTAATTTAGTTTCATCTTTCACAGTGGACTTGTCGACATCGAAGTCGAGTAACACAACCTTTGTAGGGTTGGTCTAAACCTATCAAGCCCATTTGCCAACTACCTTTTGCTATATCGGTTGGCGCGACGGATGCCACACACAAGGCTCTGGGCTAGATCACTCGATACTAAAGTGCTAGCAGTGCCATATCTGTAAGCCGGCTAATTGAAGTATCGGCACGAAGTGGATGGAACGGAATCGAACCGCCGCCGGTTGGTAAAGCAACCTGCATACCAATTACCATCCATAACAGGAGGATACAACTACAAACATGTTGCCAGATTGTAAAAGTATCCGCAAGTTCAAGCAACAAAGTATAGTTGAGCTTGATCTTTATCCTGTTATCTAAATCTATACCCCTCAACCCACTGTTTCAAGACATCAGAAGAGGCTTGTTTGGCCTCGGTCTCTACTCTCCTATACCCTTCGGAGAATAGTTTAACCTCTACCGGGTGGGTAGCTGCAAAACGGATCGATTCATTAGTCGACACCGGCACAATTATGCCAATCAAAATCAAATTAAGAATAAGACTCGCAATCAAGAGCTTACTTACACTCTTTTTTAGAGCTACCAGCTTTTCTTTTTCCGGCATATCGGTTTCTATCCTTGGCATTTAATTTTTCCTCCTGCTTAAATAAATAATAAAAAAGTAATAATAACCCTATGAGACCGATAAAATATAAAATTAGTATGATAAAGCTAATCTATTAATTTTATCCTGCAAGGTAATCATCTGATTTCTTTTAAGGTTGTTTCTTTCAATTACCTTGCCCGCATCTTTATCCATCAACTCACACAACGCCTCATAAAGTAATCCCAGTTCTCCTCTAGTTATGACTACTTTGATCTTGTCGTCCATAATTATTCCCTATCCATGTCGTTTCTACTTACCTTGGCCGTTTTAGAAACGAGCTTGATAGTCTCCATCAAATAACCAATAAGCGATTCAACTACCAGCTTGTCTTTGATGTTAGCTCGGACATCAAGCATGTAGATTTTACTGTACTTTTTTGCTGACATTTGTACCTCCTAAATTATTAAATTTTTCTCCTTTTAATTTATAGTCATTAATTCTTAACTTAACTACTTCTGCCAACACATCCCCCGTTAATTTTAGTGGTATCGTGATTCCGTAACACATAAGGATGTAACTATTTAATTTAACTAACGAGTTTACAATACCTGCATATACCGGTGCCTCGGAATTAATCATACTCTCCAATATTTTAGCCATTTTATCGTCTTTCTCTACACCAAACGCCGAAGAGATTTTAACCCTAATATACTTATTTACTTTTTTCACATTACCCCTTTATTACCGCCAGTGGCTTAAGACTGACTAAAATTTTAACCAAGTCCTCTTGATTCTTCATAACAACATCAATATCTTTATATGCTCCGGGTGCTTCCTGCAAATCGTCTGCAACCCTTGGCGCGCCTAATATACCATCCATTTTCTTTTGCTCTCCCTCTAGTGATAAAGTTCTAATTGCTTCCTTTCTTCCCATTCTCCGACCGGCACCATGACTACATGACATATACGATTCTCTATTACCCAAACCCTCGACAATATATGAGCTAGTACCCATTGATCCGGGGATGATTCCAATTAATCCCTCAGTAGCTTTAGTCGCTCCCTTTCTATGGACCATAACATTTTCTCCAAAGTGGTTTTCCATTGCGGCGTAATTATGAGCAATATTAATCATATTCTCCATGTTAAATCCCTCCGATAGTTTCGATTCAAAAACGCTGCTAAAAACATCTAGGACCCGATTCATCATCAATTTTCTATTAGCCAAAGCAAACTCCACACAATAATTCATTTCTTTTATGTAGTTCTGTCCCTCTTCACTATCAATCGGTAAGAACGCCAAACCATCTTCACCAACAAACTTAGGAATGTTGGAATACCATTTGAGGTTTAATTTTTGAGCCAGATCATTGTAATGTTTGGCCACTTGGAATCCTAAGTTACGCGATCCAGAATGAATCATTATCCAGATATGACCATCATCCCCTTTTTGAATCTCAATAAAATGATTGCCGCCACCAAGAGTACCTATTTGAGTTTCAGCATTTTCATATTCGCGAGATATTACAGATTCATCCGCATTTCTAAACTCCATCCACGGAAATTTACCATCAATAAATCCCGGCATTAGTTTTTCGTCTTGAGGTTTATTGTGATGAGCAAATCCTACCGGGACAACCCTTCGGATCTCACCCATGATCTTTTTTAATTGATCTTGGGTTATCTCCGTGAGGCTTGTCTTGACTGCACACATACCACATCCGATATCTACCCCTACCGCATTAGGAACTATCACGCCACGAGTCGCTAGTATGCCACCAACAGGCATTCCATACCCTTGGTGACAGTCCGGCATGGCACATACCCACTTATAGGTAAAAGGTAGATTGGCGATCGCTTTGAGTTGGACCATTGCCCCATCCTCAATTTCATCTAACCACATTTTTATTGGTACAGCTTCGGTATTAATTACTTTCATTTATTATCCTCCGCCAACATTCTAATAAAGCAATTACCTAAACCAAAAGACCAGTGACGATACTCCCCCACCTCTGACGCTATCCTAATTCCAATCCGGCCAGCCTTATCAACCATCAACATCACCGGACCGTGCTTTGCAATTACTGCCCCTACTAATTTTGTTATCATATCCACCTTTTTTTGAATAATTAATTTATTTAATAACTGCTAAATATTCCTTACCATCTAAAATGACTTTTACCTCTTTGCCAGATAGACCAACATTTTCTTTCTTTTCTTCCGGTAACCCCAATTCAACCAATTTTCCATAACAAACTTCACCCTTTTCCAACTTTCCACATTCTATCTGTAACTCCTCTTCTGTTGGTTTTCTCCACAAACATAAACCGGCAAATATCCTCAATGAAATATTTAATCCTAACTTACAAACAATGCCCCATCCGGCTTCAATGCCCGATCCGGCTTTAATGCCCTCTCCGGCTTTAATGCCCTCTCCGGCTTTAATGCCCGATCCGGCTTTAATGCCCGATCCGGCTTCAATGCCCCATCCGGCTTCAATGCCCGATCCGGCTTCAATGCCCGATCCGGCTTTGGCAAAAATATATCCGGAAACCTTAACACTACCCCCAAATCTTACATATCCCAAATTTTCTTCTATCTCTATGTTCCCTTGAAAATCAGATACATCCTCTTTTCCAATATATTCTTTCCAATAATTATCAGTATCCTTAATGTCTTTACTAGTTATGACCAATGTTTTCATTTTGTTTTTAATTTATAACTTTTTCTTATCCTCGTGCCAATCAAATGATTTACAGTTTGGACACTCCTTGGGTTGCTCTACCCTTGGACTCCACTCGTAGCCACACTTGTTGCATTTAACTGAATGTATTTTGATTTTCTTGTTTGTCATATCTTTATTATCATAATATAATTATTAATCTTTTGTCAAGGGGTGAATTTCAGTATCAACATTTAGGTTTGAGTATCTTCTAAATTTAATTAATTGAGATTTTGGCTTTCGATACACCGGCTCTTTAATCACCTTCGTACCAATTCTGAACAACCTAACCCACCTAAAACTTAAAAGAATACCCTCAAAATCTACTCCCATATCTGAATAGTCGTAATGTCTTTCTATCACCGGGACCGGAACCATCAAGTATCTTGGTACTCTTACATCCTTGTACCCAACTACTTTGCCAAAAAATAAATGATCCATGTGATAACTAACCACCTCCATAAACTTTTTATTATAGAAGTCCGTGACATTTGCCATTCTCTCCACGCTGTTTTCTAGCTCGATCTTTCCCATTGTTTCATTTTTCCTTATCATTATTATTTTTCACCCTTAATTCCAACCTTTAACAACTCTTCCGTCCTCAACATCACGGCATGCCTCTTTTTAGCATCCATTTCATTCCACCCATCGATCAACATCTTTTTGAGTAGGTGGAACTTTTTAGCATACTTAGCTATTTTCTTTATTTGTTTTTGTCCCATATTAGATGCTTGAATGTAAATAGTTGAGCAATTCACTCAATACCTGAATAGCATCGATCGAATTATATTTCTTTTCCGAAGTAACCATCCACTCAACCGGTCTCTTGGTACTTGATAAGGGATCCGAATAATTATCCTGATTCTTATCAGCCATCTCTCTGATTGTAATATCGAACTCTACTTTTTGCGGTATTCTACTCATTTTTATCTTTAATTAATAACTTTATAACCCCTCCGTATTAGGATCATCTAAAATCCGCGCGGCAATCATTCTAATAAACTCGTTTCTATCTACCCAAACCAAATCTTTCTTTTTAAGCGTTTTTGGTTCAATAAAATAACTGTCTACTACATCACCGACATTTTTTACAATGGAGTCGTATATTTTTCCCCAATCGAATTTATCTAATTTTTTCATATCTGAAAGAATCATAAATATCTAATATTATCCACAAAGGTAGTATAAGAATAAAAACCACCACCACAAAAGGATATACAAAAATGAATCGTAATGTTCTCATATCAATTTATTCTCCAATAAATAAACAAGCATTTTGGCTCTAGCGTTGGCTTCGGTAGTATCACTATAAACTTCACATTCTGTCGGCTTTAACTTTTTATTTCTATTACCCCACCAGTAACTAACACTCCATTCACTATATCCTTTTTCACATACCACCAAATCTGGCAACATCTCTCCTAATTCAGCAACGGTAAAGGCGGAAACAGAGTCAATACAATTAGCCAATCCAATTAACCCAGCCATCCCTAAAACATAAGGTTCGGTGTTTAGTCCAAAGTAACCACTTAAACCATACTTGAGATGTCCATATTTTGATTCCTTAGCATATTTATCTTCTGCCCTCATAAAGTAAAACAAACTCTCCTGTTTTACCCCCAACTCTTTCAATCGTTTGGCTAGGTCTAGTGAACAGACTTGGGATTCTAGTTTCATTTGAAAATTACATTGAACTTATAAGTTGGTTCACCGGCTTTATTGCAAAAAGGACATTCTAATCGAGACTGATCTAGTTCACCATACTTAAAAACAACCATCCGTGTACAATTCGGACAAATAACACTATAACAATGTTCTCCCCCAACATCCTCAATATATGTAGCCAAGGTTTCGATCATGGTTTTACAATCTTAATTATTTCAATTATATTTAATCCAAATTCTTTTTTAAGCCAAAAAATAAAACCACTATATTGCCAAGCATCCATATTATCTCTCATTGACTTAAATTCTCTAGGTTCAAATTCTATTGAAGTGGAGAACAATCCTTTTTTTATTCTCATATTAAATGACAACAGTCTTTTCCATTTTTTAACGGCAATGAACAAACATAGGCAGCATTAGTTCGCCACCGACTACCACACTTATTACACTCAATATCAGAATAACCAGAACTGGTACGATGATACCCATTGAATGCCGAATGATTATGTCCCTTACAAACCACTGCCAAAAACTCTTTTCCACATTTACAGGACATACCTTGACTCATAGTAAAGTTTCCTGCTTAACTTCTAACTTCGATTCTACTTTTGGTGCTACCAGAGACTTCCTCACCGGCTCCACCAATACTACATCCACCCTCTTGAAGTCTTTTAGTGGCAGTATTGCCACCTGCCGGCCGACCTTATTGGCCCAAACCGATCGATACTGGTGGCCAAGGTTCATCCCGCGGATTGATTCGATTTCATAGTAAGTCTTACGATTAGCTCCCAAATAACACTTATAAAGTGATGATTTTTGTAAAGCCACCATATCAAGACCAATACAAAGAGTTTGCTTCCCCTCTTCAAATTGGCTCATACGACTCATAAAAGGCGCTCTGACAACATGTATTTTCTCACCGCCATAGTTCACCCCCGCCCTGGCGAGAAGACCGCCCAAACCATTTATCATCTCCAACATTTTCTCTCGGCTAAGTCCCGTAGTCTCGTAATAGTCTCCATTTATCAAAATCATAGACCGTGCCTTATCTCTTTGAAAAGTATTAATTAATGCCTTATTTATCATCTTTAATTTGTACTTCTTCTGATAATACAAAATTGATTTTTCTTCTACCTCTGTCAATGGTTCCCACTCACGCTTAAATGTATCCCAATCCAAATAATCTCTTCTCGCCCAGTCCGGGGAAAAAACCATAACCTTACCCAAGTCTTTAATAAATCCGTGTTTTATATCCACCACATCATTTTTTTGAAGATATGGAGTTTCCAAATGTGCATCTCCCTTAAACCGATACATCATTTACTTATCCCCCCTTTGTTTTCTGGCTTTCTCCATGGTATCGTCAAATTTTTTGAGAATTATCTTTGACTCCTTACTATCTTTTCCAAGTTGCAGGACCGCGGATGTTATCTCGGCCGATTGATTTTTGCACAAACCAACTACATTTTTAATCGATTGGCATTCTTTGCTCACCGCTTCGATTGATATCTCTGTACCCGAGTTAAAACATTTGAGTAGAAACGCATTATCACTAATCTCGTCTTGTACTTCTCTCAAGACTTGGAGTAATTTAATATCTCTTTCCCTGCCATTTTTAAGCTTGGTGTGAATAGATTTTAACCAAACCTTTTCCATAAAATGCCACATATCCCCGTCAACCTCGTTTCTTACACCGATCAACTTCATCAGTTTAGACAACTTTTTGATAAATAATATCTGCAACAAATCGAAGAGAAGAAAAAAAATACAAAGAACCAATAAAAGATTTTGGGTATTCATATTGTTTTGCTTGCCTCCTTCTTTTCCAATGCTTTTTGATGTGCCAATGCTTGTTGTTTCTCTACCCTAACCTTAATGCTATCCACACGACTGTTCCATTTAATGTTATTAAACTTAGGTACTCTGGCCACCCTCGCCCCACCGTTCTTACCGGTTCCCCTTTTTAGAGTAATCATCTTTTGGGCCATTTTCACCTTCTGTTTATGAGTAGTCTTCATAATAAAGATAAAAAGTATATAAAAAAATATGCCAGGAGAATTGCACTAGTTATCAAAACCAAAAATACTGCAAATGAAATTAATTGGTTAGTTTCTTCTACTTTAAGAATCCTCTCATTGTTTCCGTCACTTAAAACAATCTCTTTCTTCTTCACTGTGATACTACCCTGTTTTTTATGCCACTTAGGCATCACACAATAATCATAATAATCTTTTGACTTCCGGATTAATTTCAAGGTAGTGTCTCCGATCCTTACGCCAGTAGAATCAAAAATATGTTGTAACCTAGTCTCACCATCTTTCCATCCCTCTTCTAGTGATTGTTTGGCTATTGCGTATACCTCCGGAGTAACTTTTAGTACTTTCATATTTTTAAGTTAATAAATAATTATCTAATTTCTCCCTCACTATTTTCTTCCCAAGGAGGTAGTGGTGCCGGTTCTTCACCCAACGGTATGTCCTCGATCTTTCGTCCGGCACTATCGAAACCCTCTTGTCGAATGGTTTGAGCCGTGTCCTCGGTAGCCTTGTTTGCAATTAATCTCTCCACCATATCTTCAACTTTTTTAACATTGTCTCGCAAAAAAACAAACTCATTTTGATCCGTTACTAATTCCGGATTACCTTCGGTATCTTTACTAATCTCAAACTTAACAATAAACCACTGCTTTGTACCTTCGGTTATCTTTTCAGAACTCAACTTAACAGTCAAAGCAAACATTGGGATTCCCATTGGCTTTGCCTTCGTCCACTTCGAAGCATCTTTACCAAAGTCCCAAAGATTCTGCAACTTGGACCCGGTAAAATACATCAAAAACGGCTTAGGAGATTCACCCTCAATAATTACTCCGCCAAGTATTTGATTCCAAACATTCTTTTTACCTTCAAGTCCATCAGCTCTAAAACCGCGGGAGATAGTCAACACATGGCACAACACATCCTTAAACTCCTCTTGGGTTTTCTTATAAAAGAAATAACCATGTTGAGGTTCCTTACCGTTTGCCAATTCGTTTCCGACACTACGACCCACAGAATGTATCTTTAACAAGGGCAGGGACTCACCACCGATATTTTCTGATCCCATACTTGCCGACTCGTTATACATGTCAGTAAGAGCTTTGTTTTTACTAATCTCGGCCAGATTCTTAGATACTTCTTCTTCCACTTTCTTCTCGGCTACTGCCTTCTCTTCTTTCCAACCATTAACTTTTGCTCTCAATACTTCCTTTGAGTCTTTTTTATCTGTCATTTTGTGCCACCTATTAAAATAATAATTAATTTGTTTATTCAAAGCGTAACCACTTGGCTTTCGACTATCTAGAAATCGTCAACATTTCTTTTTTGCGCAAAAAAGAAACTCTTAATGGCTATTGTGGTTGCCCTCAAAATAAACAAATTATTAAAGTTAAATTAATAACTCAAAGGACATTTCAGCCATGAGCCTTAGAGGAGCCACTACCAAAATGTCTTTCGAACCATTAATTTTTAATGTTCTTCCTGCTTTATAATTCATCTTATGATAATAATAAAACCATGTCAAGGGATCAAATTTTCCATACCCAAAAAGATGATTTTTCTACCAACTTACTCTATGCTTATATTGTAGGGATGGTCGCCACCTCTTCCATCCCTGTATGCCTTTATCGTCCAATGGTAAGACAATTGTTTTGTAAACAATTTATTTGGGTTCAAGTCCTAATAAAGGCTCATTCCTAATCCATCCCATTAAACACTTCCAACAAATTCCAGTATCCAACCATGCAGGATTCCAACATCTTCTACTTCGACACTTTTGCATCGCCGGCCGGATTTTGTAACTTTATATCTTCTTCATTCCAGATTCCCATCTGATGCCACATTTGTCTAAACCAGTGGGTTTGAAAATAAGCAATGGTTTCTTCATTTTCCAAAGTAAACGGCATACCAGAATCCCTAAAAATATCTACTGTTAAATGAACAACTTCATGAAACAAAGCATAAAAGTTACTAGCTTCACTAATCCACACCACTCGCTTTATTAAACCTTTTTCCTCATTCTTAAAACAAGTATAGAATCCCTGTAAATCCCAAAATCTTTCCGGACCAGCGCCCAATTTGTTCTTCTTCAACCATTTCTCCATCTCTTCTTTTGGACCACAACAAAAATCTACTCTGGTAAACAGTACCAGCTCATATAAACTCACATGTCTAAACTTTTCCACCGCGTTTATTTTTTCTATTTTTAATTTCTTTTTCATTATTAAATCTTTAATATATATAGGGATCAGGAATTTTGCTTATGGAGTAGTTTGTACTATTTAGATACAAACTATTCTTCTGCTTAGAACGCAAAAAGGGTATCCCCATTCCAGAAGATAAAAAATTAATGTTTGTTCAGTTGTCTCTCTGACACTAATTATTTGTCTGTAAAACTTTCTACCATCTTTTCAGATAGAATAAAACGGCGTGGCCACAAATTTGCCACCTTGCCATTTTTACTACCGATCAAGCATTAAACATTCCCCTGCTCCGGATTGCTGTCCGGATCATCAGCTTTTTTCGGCTCGGGTACTTATTTGGTACTGGCATACCCGACTTAGATCCCACCAGTTTTATTAACTGATAAATCAGTTCTATAGGGAAATAAGACAATGCCAGTACATTCCGTGATTGTTTTTATATTCGGCGCCGGTCTGTTTATTATTTGGAATCTAATCTTGATATTATTGGACCAAAAAAAGCCGCCTTTAATAGCGGACTCTTGCTTGACTTTGGTGTTTTGGGGTATAATTTGCATAAGTTTTTCTCGTAAAAAAACTATAGCCTCTGTGATACTTCGGTGTCAAGAGGCTATTTCTTTTTTCAAATTGCTCCAAGACTAGGATTCGAACCTAGAACAACTGCTTAACAGGCAGTGGTGATACCATTTCACTATCTTGAATCGGCGACCTGCAAGAGAATCGAACTCTTACTAACGGTGTGACAAGCCGATATTCTGCCATTAAATTAGCAGGTCTAAGTCGGGATAGGTGGATTCGAACCACCAACCGACGGTCCCAGGCCGCCAAAGTTGCCAATTACTCCATACCCCGGTTTCGCTTTATGGATTCGAACCACAATCTGTGAGGTCAAAGCTCACCGAACTACCATTATTCGAAAGCGAATTGGTATCACTACGGCGATTCGAACGCCGGTCTGATGGCTGAAAACCACCCGCCCTGACCAACTAGGCGATAGTGACATGTGTCGCTATGGTGAGTCGAACACCAATTAATAGATTGAGAATCTATTGGCTTAACCGTTGGCCGATAGCGACAAAGAAAAACCCCTCTTTCGAGGGGGCTTTGTTTGAAAAGTACTACAAAATCTCCCTCAAAAGGTCATACCCTCTTCTGGTTGATTTTGCTGATTGATAATCATAAGGTTATTCTAACACTGTTTATTAGCCGCTTGTTAGCCTTTCATTAGCCATTGGTTCTCGTATTTCTGTTTTTTTCCAATGTTTTCTATGATTCGGCTGAGCTGCCAAACTCCTTAACTTGTGATCGCCCTTATCGAAACTAGCAATACTATCTGTCAATTGATAAATACAACATCTCTGGCCGCCATTACACTCTGCCAGTTCTTGATTGGTTTTGCTTAAACATTCTCTTTTTATTTGGTACATCTTTCAAATTCAGTTCTCTCTGCTGGGGTCATTCTTCTAACAATTAATGTTACCGCGGCATAGTGGCCTCTGGCCACTCTCCATTCATTAGCAACCACTGCATCAGCCAAATGCTCTAAGGCGTGTTCTGGTAAGGTGACGCACTGTAAATTTTCCTATTCTCTAATGCCGCCAAGAAAATGAGGTATCCGGTGATGAGTTTCGGTATGGGTACTACTGGCAAGGTCTATCCGGTCTGCTTTTAGGCTTTCTTTGAATATTAGCTCTAACTCATCATAAGACAAAAAATTTATTTCCCTATTAGGCGCTTTTTTTGGAAAATATTTTGAAAACTCCTTAATAGCTCTTGAAACGTTTTCGTTGGTATTTGTTATTTCTTGATATAAATCGCCGAGTAAACACATTAAGGTATGCGTTTTGGTAATTGTTGCTCTTTCAAGCCCTTTATCTCGCATTGAAATATAAAACTTTAATATTTTATCTATTTTAAGGTTTTCAAAAATTGAATTTCCAAGTGCCGGTCTTATATGATTTTCAATCCTGGCACGGGTTTCAATTTGCCAATTTTTAGTGCCACATAAAAATCTTGAGTGATTATAAAACAAATCAATTATATCAGACACCGTAAATACTGTGCCTTTTATCTTAGTTGCATAAGATGGATCTTTCCCAAGCGCAAGCTCTTGCCTTACTTTTGCCTCAACCAGCAAAGCCTCGTCCTTTGTCTTTCCCGCGGTCATAGCTCTCCATGTAAGCTTTCCAGGTTCTTTCCACCTGACCATCCAGCGGATTTTTCCACCTGATGTTTTCCTTTTATAAATATTAGTTCTAATTAAAATCATAAATACTTCTTAAATATTGTAAAACTCAGCCTCCAACCATTTGTAAAAAGCTATTTTAGGATAGCGAACTTTTTTTTGAATTATTATCTTTGGCAGCCTTGTGCTTATACTCCTTCTTCTTGTTGCATTATAAACATATTTTTCATCACACTCTAATATTTCCGCAATGTCCTGCCGAGTAAGAAACTTCTTGTTTTTATGTTTCTCATCAATATCTATAATAAAGTCTCTTAAAATTAAATTTTCAATCATTTTGTACCCCCATTAAGTTTCTATCAGCTCACTAAATTTATCCTTATTATGATTAAAATCCTTTTTTTCAAAACTATCAAATTTTAATCTTTCTCTTTCATGTGGCTTTTTAACCTTATTATTAACCTGAATTTGACCTCGTTTTTCCCCACTACACTGCCTTTAAAAGAGTCTTATTGATGGTTCCTAGAATTTTTTCTTGACGTTTTGTTAGCGCCACAAGTTTTCCAATCTTGAACTTACTTTTGGGATTCCGCAAATAAACTCTGTACAATCCATCTAAATCTTGAAGCGCTGTAATTGCTGATACATCAAGATGACGGACCTTGTCTTTTAAGACTGACAGCAAAAGACAGGCAAGATAACAAATGAAAACGTGTGCTTCAACTCTGTTATACAGCCAGTGACGTATCGGACGAAGATTGATAACTCCCTTGAGGGACTGAAATGATTTTTCTACAACATCTTTATCGAAATATCCATTGACGACTTCATTCATAGAAATTTTTGTGTTTGTAAAAATGAGCGAGATCCCATCAGTTTTTGCAGCCTCAATTAATTGAATATTCAACAAGCGTCCATCTTTACCAAAAAATTTTAGGAGCTCTGGTTTTATTGTTTTATTACGAGCCAAACGGATCTGAGCCGCTTCGATTTCATCAAATCGCGACTCTTCTTGTAGCTGTGCACGTTTTCTGTTGAAGCATATAATTAGACGACCAAGACTAGAACCATGTGTAAATTTTTTCTCTCGACAATAGAATTTTGATTGATTCACACGAACACGGTTTCCAACTCGCACAAGATCATTGAGTTCGCTGACTATTGAAGCCTGGATCGTCTCCGACATTTTGAGACCACAAATGACTTTCCAATCATTTTCCCTCAGATAATCCGTATTTTCAGAAGAAGAAATACCTCTGTCCATAACTGCAACTCCTTCACTTATTCCAAAACGCCCCAGATCTGTAGAAACATCACTGAATGTTCTGGAGTCATGAATATTGCCGGGAAATGTTTTATGAAAAATTGGAATCCCTCGCTCGCGAGTGACGGCTAGCCCAATTTGTATCAATGGATAACCTTTTCTTTTTTCCTTATCGTGACCAAATTTTGCAATGGGACAACTTTTGCCATGGAAGTAGGTGTTGGTCACATCATACACTACGCCCTTAGGTGCAACTTTAAGTTTCCTCTTTATGGTATCAAAAATATTTTTTTGCAATTGCATTTGATCTACTTGCTCAATTGAATCCAATGCATTCACTAAACGTTTTTCTGTAAGATCCTCCAAATTTAGAATATGATTAAGATCAGTTCGCCGGAACCACGTCTTCATATTATTTAGACTTTTGTAATCAAGGCAATGAGCGTATGTCATAGACAATATTTCATTTGCATAATCTCCAAGTAGCGGCGGCAATCCAATCTCGGATGCAATTGAGTGGAGTGCCATCAAAGGACCAGAAAGTTTTACGGACTCAATTTCTGCCTCTGAAATAGAGCAGGATAAGATTGTTTTTCCATCAGCTTCTCGCCCTATGTGTCGAATAAACTTCTGAACAACCTTACCATTCACACGGACATTTTCTACTTCCTCTAAATAAATTTGACCATTTCTTCTGCGTTTTCTGATAAAGCTCATAATGGGGATTATCCCCACTACTGCAGATTGAAGTCAAGTACAAAAAAACAATTTTTTATAATTTTTCCTAGGGAATTTATGAATTTTAGATTAAAATCATTTTGTAGTGGGGAAAAACGAGGTCAAATTCAGG